GCTGGGAGCGCAGTTTAGCGGTGACGCCGAACATCTGAAGGAAGTCAATCCAGATGCGTATGATAATGAGTACATGGGGAAGGCAAACGGAAACGGCGGAAACGTCTTTGAATATCTGGAATTACGGGAAATCACAGACGAGGAAATCTCACACATGGATAGAATATATCAAGGCGTGGATTTCGGTTGGTATCCAGACGCATATGCTTTTATTCGGGCGTATTACGACAGCACAAGAGAGAAAATCTATTTTATTGACGAAAACTATGTGCATAAGACGAGCAATGAGTTGACGGCACAGTGGATAAAAGAACAGGGATACGATGATTACCGGATCATCTGCGACAGTGCCGAGCCTAAGTCAATCAATGACTATAGAGATATGGGACTTCCGGCAACGGGGGCTGCAAAGGGACCGGGTAGCGTGGAGTATGGTTTTAAGTGGTTACAGCGGCGCACAATCGTTATTGACCGCCACCGTACACCGAATGTCTATGATGAGTTTACAAAGTATGAGTATGACAGGGATAAGGACGGGAACATCATCAGTGGATATCCAGAAGGACAGGCAGACCACACTATAGCGGCCACACGGTACGCATTTGAGCCATTATTTAACAGGCGGGGCAATACGGCATAGGTGATACAGAAATGGGAATTTTATCAGCAGTAAAAAGGTGGATAGGCATGATTTTTAAAAAGCAGGCGGAGAAAGATTTTAGGGTAAAGGATACCACGTCAGCGCGGATGATGGCAAAGGTTGTAGAGTGTGCCAACATCTACCGCGGTGCGCCATACTGGCTAGACGCAGAAAACCGAATAAAGACTATCAATTTTGCAAAGGCGGTATGCTCCGAAACGGCGCGGCTCGTCACGCTGGGGATTAAAATCCAGGTTGACGGCGGCGCACGCGGGGCGTGGTTGCAGGAGCAGATTGATAAAGCCTATTATAGCATGCGTCATTGGGTAGAGTATGGCTGTGCTTATGGCACGGTGATCATAAAGCCTAATGGCGGCGGGCTTGATATGTTTACCCCTCTGGACTTTTTCGTGACGGAGCAGGACGATAACGGGAAGATAACGGGCGTTGTGTTTAAAGACAGCTATGCGGCTAACGACAAATATTATACGCGCCTGGAATATCATAGGTTTGTCGAGATGCATACAGAGGCGGGCGTGATATACCCGTATGTGATATCCAACAGGGCATATGTATCAAAGAGCAGCGAATCCCTCGGCGATCCTATCCCGCTGGAGCAGACAAAGTGGGCTGATCTGCTGGAGGAAACGCCGCCGATTCTCAAGGGCGGGAACGAAAGACTTGATTCCCCCATGTACGGAGTGTTCCGCACCCCTGCTGCAAACAACATAGATCTTTCCTCTCCGCTGGGAATGCCGATATACGCAGAAGCCATCGAAGAAATGAAAGACCTGGACATCGCATACAGCCGGAACGCCGGTGAGATATATGACAGCGAGAAGATCATCCTTGCAGATGACAGGCTGATGTTTGACAGCGGGACGAATCTTAATGGGCGCATCCCCGACGTTAAGCTACCGCATTATGTAAAAAATGTGTTTGGCAACAGCCCGGAAGAGTTTTACCAGGAGATTACGCCGCAGCTCAATACAGCCACACGCCTTGACGGAATCAATGCTCTCCTGTCCCAGATAGGGTATAAATGCGGGTTCTCGAACGGCTATTTTGTCTTTAACGAAGCGAGCGGCATCCAAACGGCGACAGGCGTGGAAGCGGAGCAGCAGCGAACCATCCAGTTTATCAAGGATGTGCGAGACAAGCTGGAAAGTTGCCTGAACGATGCTATCTATGCCATGTCGGTGTATGCAGATCTGTATGCGCTTGCCCCTGTCGGGGTTTATGAGGTTGTGTACGATTTTGGCGATATTACGTACAACCGCGAAGAGGATCGGGCACGCTGGTGGAGCTATGTTGTGCAGGGCAAGGTGCCCGCGTGGATGTATTTTGCCAAATTCGAGGGCATGACAAAGGAAGATGCGAAGGCAATGGTGACGGAAGCGCAGCCGAAGGAAACGGGGCTGTTCGGGGAGGAATAAGATGGAGCCGATAACCAGAGAAGAGTATTATCTTGCAAAGATTGCAGGGACATATGAGGGAAACACGCCGGAACCAGTGACAATTGAAGAATACTACCTTGCGACTATGGCAGGGGATTATTCCGGCAATACCCCGCAGCCCGTCACGAGATTGCAGTATTACATGGCAAAGGTAGCAGGAGTATGGGACGGAAGCATCCCTGCGCCTGTGACACGATTAGAATATTACTGGGCGGCGATTGCCAGCGGAGAGGGGAAAGTCTTTCCGCCTGTGACACGAGAGGAGCATTTCTTGGTGCTGGTAGCCGATGCGTACAGCGTTGTGCTCACGGTCGTTACCGGCAACCCCGCCCTCTTGGAAAATTCAAAGGGGAATCGTGGGATGGAATCCCTTACCCTCTACGGCAAATCAACGCAGGTGAGCACGACTGGGGCGCAGTTGTTGCCGTTTGAGGTAGGAGAAAAGCGAGAAGGGCTTGAAGTATTTAAAGATGGGATAGCGATATCCGGTGCAAGAAAGGATGACATCTATGCAGTGTGACGCAGTGGCATGGGCAACGAAAGTGCATACGACGATTTCCCGTTATTAGCATCTGGGGAATATTATGTTTATTCAGATGGTGAATTTGTGAATTTATTTGTCGTTGCATTTAGAAATGGGATAAATATCACATTGGGAGGTTCCAGGAAAGGAGTTGCGGTAAAAATAAAAGTAATGGATGGAGATAAGTTTCGGATATTCCTCAGACTCGAAGAAGCCTTTAATGGCAAGGTTAAGGCGATGATATCCAAAACACAGCCAACTGCGTCCAATTACGAGCCCTACACCGGCGGCAAGCCCTCCCCGTCACCGGAGTACCCGCAGGAGATTAAGAGTGCGGGGCAGAGCGGGGAAATAGGGGTTACGGTTACAGGGACGAACCTTCTGCCGTTTGAGGTGGGGCAGAAGGGTAATGGATTTGAGGTTTTTGCGGATGGTGTGCAAGTTGATGTTGACAGGGAAACAGATATTTATGCTGTTGGACAGAATAATGGCAACGTTGAAAGTGGGTATGATGAATTTGCGTTGATGACAGCGGGAAAATATTATATTTATTCAGGCACACAGGATGTATATCTGTATGTCGTTGTATGGAGAAAAGGGAAAAATGTTATATTGGGGTATTCCGTCGGAACAAATGCAGCACAAATAGAAATAATGGATGGAGATAAATTCCGAATATTTCTTCGGACTGCGGCAGCCTTCAAGGGCAAGGTCAAGGCGATGATAACCAGAACCCCCATGAATGCTACTTCCTACGAACCCTACAAGCCCGTCCAGAAGCTCATCGTTCCAACACCAAACGGTCTGCCCGGAATCCCCGTATCCTCCGGCGGCAATTATACGGACGAGAAAGGTCAACAGTGGGTAGCGGACGAGATTGACCTTGCGAAGGGCGAGAGGGTGCAGTGGATTGGGAATAAGGTGCTGCAAGAATCTGATTTGAAAAAAGATACTCCTGATTCGATTTTTGTGACGTTGTATAATATCAAAACTGTTTCAAACGCAAACCCGATATGCTCGCATTTGAAATATGTTCCTTACCAAACTGCTGACAAAAAACAGATACTGTGCATAAGCAGAGTTTTGGAAGATATTAGAATTTATCTTAATTCAGCGGATTTTCAGGTATACAAGGATTTTGTGAACAACAATGAAGTTTTTCTCATTTGGGCTTTGAAAACTCCCATCCGCACACCGCTCCCGCCAGAAACAATCGCCGCTTATAAGGCTCTGCGAACCTACAGCCCCACCACGACTGTGATAAACGATGCTGGCGCAGGGATGAGCGTGGGATACGCAAAGATGAAATAAGGGTACGCCATAAAATGCGGGAGGTGGTAGAATGGAACTGGATACGAAAGTTGGGGACGTGGAGATTAAGCTCGATACGTCCCGCATAGACGATAATCTGCTGGAAGCCCAGAAGCTTTTGAATATGCAGGTAGTGGCGGACAGCGCCCCCTTCGTTCCATTC